TGAAGCATTGGTGACAATAGCCATTTTGACTTACTCCAATAATCTAGATTACCCATATTGGGCAAAAAATTTTGCAGTGTCAACGCAACAAGGCATCAAACACCGCAACTGCATCTTTGGTTTTTCCTGACTTTTTCAGACTTTGCATTGACTTCTTCAATCGTGATGCGTTCTGATCGGTCGGAACAAAATTTCGGCCCTGTTTCGGTGCAGTCCTGACTGTCGATTCAGGGGTTTTCTTCAAAGTTTCCTTGGCCTGCGAGGTAGTCTTGTTCGCAGTCCAGGCATCGTACAAAATCTTCACTAGTCGAGCATCGTAGGCTTGACTCAAATCTTGTTCGGTTAGTCCGTAGGCATCACTGGCCCACTTTCGTAGTTCTGCTTTCTCAGCCTTTGCAGTTTCTTTATCGGACCAAGCAGGAATCAATTCGTTTAACTGCTGGCGTTGTGTGTCGAGATGCTGGGCAAACTGTTGCTGTTGCAACTGCTGCTGTTCTGATTGTAGGTACTGCATCTGCTGGGCACGTTCCTGTCGTGCCAGTTGTCGGTCTCTCGCAGCATCCTTCTCAAGCACAAACTGAACTGGGTCCTCGTGTCGCAGACGTTCCCAGGCTTGCGGATCACTAGTCCAAGCAGGTTCTGGGATGTCGGGCTGTTGCTGTAGATTCTGAGCGAACTGATTGAGTTGCTGAACCCGTTGGGCATAGTCTTGCTGCAGTGCCTCAGCCTCTTTTCTCTGCTGTGCGAGTTGCTGGGTCTTGCGTGTATAATCAGACTGCCGTGAATATCCCTTCTGCAGCTCATCGAGACTAACCTCGACCTCTTCCCCATCAATAATTACTTTGTAGAGTTCGGGTGCTGCCTCTACTTCTTCTTCGGTTTCTTCTTCTTCATCTTGTACATCGTCTTCGTACTCGTCAGTGGGTTCGTCAACTTCTTCGGTCTGCGGGTTTGGTCGAGTGCCAAGTAAATCATCGAACTTGTCAGCTACCAACATATCAGGGGTCTGGGGTGTTCCATCGGATGTCACAGGGACATCAATAGAGTCCGCATATTCACTCATCTAAATCACTCCTCTGTTTTGGTTTGTTTCTTCCTGCGGATACTCCGCTGGACCTGGGCGTTCAGTTCGTTCTGCAGGTTGGTTGCAGCATGATAGGCATACCAGCAGTGCTCTCGATCTTCTGCAGTCTTACCGGAAATCCATTGCTGGACTAGGCCAGACTTGAGGCTATCGAATGCTTCCCTAACTGCATCTTCCTGCAAAATCTTCTTTGCTTGATCACCAACGGTGATTATCGGGTCACTCATCGTCTTCCCTTCTGTTTGACGCACTTGCCCAACTTCGCACAAATTTGCGGAGCAGGGCAGGTGGGACAGGGTTTGAATTTCATCGGGTTGGGCATGGGTTAATCCGTTGTATTTTGTTCAATTTTAAGATATATTATTTGCCTACTCATCAACTGCAGGAGACTTATGACTACCGCAGAATTGCTACAGAAAAAACTTGGTGTTCCCACCTTGGAAGTTCTTTCAAAACGCCTTGGGTTTGACGTTACTCAAACAGATTATCGTACTGAAGCAAACCTCATCAGAATCCTAGATAAGTATGATGGATACACTCCAAAGCATCCTCGACACGGATGGATGACGGGTTAATCTTCTTCAAACAATAGACTCCCGCCTAGTGCTGCAGGTCCAAGCATGGGACCGACCTTAGACAACATGAACAGATCCATTGGATTCTGGGCTTTGCCACTGGGCAATGTGTCCTTTGCAGGTGTGTCGTCCGCATATGTCAAAAAACTATTGTCTGAATACTTCTGACGAACTCTCTGCATTTGGTCTGAACTCATGCGAGGATAATTTTCTATTGCGGGGTTCATTACCTGGTGCGGAGCATTCCGTTTTCTAATCAAATCCCAGGTCCCCCATTGTGATGGGAAGATTTCCTGCCCAGGTCGCACCTGCCCAATATTGCGAATCACTTCCGCATATCGTTCTGGGATGATCTCTACTTTTTCAGGGTCCGTAAAAAACTGCGTATCCCGCACCTTCTCTGGGAGTCTTGGATTTAATTCGCCACTAGCCATTCGATAAGTCATTGATTGCTTTGGCATGTATGCGTAATTCATCGCATTTTCTGAAATAAATCCTCTACCTCCTCGTGTCTGTTGAAGTTCTTCGTATGTGGATACTTTGTTTGGGTTTTTTGCGTTCCACTGTTTCACCATCTCTTCCTGCCAACTAGGAGTTTTGTCTGTCATCATCCTAGCCATGTGTCGATCTACTGGAGCAATTTGTGCTGCTGCTGGGCTTGTCCAGACATCTGCCATGCTTGCTGTTTTATACCCCAATCCTTCCATCTGAGCTGACAATCGTTGTGTGTAGTCTACCCAGTCTTCATCTGCACGTTGTCGGAAGAATTGTGGATTGTCTCTAAACATCTGTGCAAATTCTGCCAGGTTCGTATAAACGGCACTACCTCCTGCTCCAATGCCTCCACGACCTTCTGCCTGCAGTCCAAAAGCATCCTGTATCTTTGAGCTGTATTGCGCCTTGATGACAGTTTCTCGATTATCTCCCTCTTTGGTTTTTCGATACTCTTGCAACTTCCCAAATGCCCTGACCGGATTACCATCTCCATCTACCCAGTAAGTATTCATTTTTGTTTTCCCAGACTTCTTGCTGGCTGCGACATCCTTAAACTTTTTCGGTTTCCAATCCTTCGTCAGTTCTTTTAGGCGTTCACTTTTGTTGCTGTAGTTCCAAGGAATTTGATCTGCCATGAAACTAACGTCTTCTGGACTTGTTGCCCGCAGTCGATTGACTGCCATCAAGTTGGGATCTAGTGGGTTGTTTGGTGAAGTCAACCCAAACATCAAAGCGTTGTACACCTGGTTGTCTGTCAGTCCACCTCGATAGTTCTCCGGGTCCACAGATGCCACCTTCTTTGTCTGCATTGCCCAGTAATCGTCTGCTGGCATTCTGTTGGGATCTAATCCTTCTGCAAGAATTCGATACTGGTCACCAAGAGAATATTTGCCATCAAATCCTGCAGGGTATTGAACTTCATCACTGTCCTGCAGTCTTTGCAGCATTGTCCTGGTGCCATCATCTTGCAGTCTTTGGGTGATCTTTGGGGAATACTGAAGATCTCCTGCTTGACCAAATTTGGCCTCAAATGCTGCTAAATCCTCGGCAGTCCATTGATATGGTTCTTTGCCTCGAAAGGTCAAAGGGATGTCGTCCTTCACTCGAAAAGATCCGGTAACTTCTTTTTCTGGATCTAAATAGACATTGTCACCTAAATCTTTTTGAGCCTGCTCCAGTCTCTTCTGAACTCGTGCTTTGTTGTCTGCGTAAAATTTTGCTTTTTTGCCAGAAGATTTTAATTTTCGCAGGACATCCGTTTTTGCAGGGTTCATGGCCTTGGCAACTTTAGTCGTTGCACCCATGCCAGCACTTGCGATGTTGTCTACATATCGCTGATATTCTGGCTCTTCCAACAACGAAAGCATCCGGTCTCTTGGTGTCGCAAATGGCGTAGTCGGATACTCATCCTCAAATAAACCTGCACGGTACATATTGACCACCGGAGACATCTCAGCAGCAATGTCTGCGAGTAATCCTCCAAACGTGTCTAGTGGATCAACACGTTCTTCTACTGCTCTTCGTCTAGATCCGTACCGTCGAGGTCTCATACTGGCATCTGTCCTTGGGGAGGTTGCTGTTCATACATCTGCTGTTGTCTCACCTGGTCCACTCGTTCCAGTTCTCGGTTTCTCGTCAGGGCATCCAGCAGGGGGGAGGCATCAATCGGTTGCTGGTACTTGAAGGAGAGTTCCTTCAATTTCAGGAAGAGTTCTGCTTCCATCTCGTCCCGTTTGCGGTCATCCTCTCGTTTCATTTGCTCGGTTCTTTGGGCAACCTCGATCTGTTTCCTCTGGATCTCAGCCTGGGCCAGCATCTCCTCCGGTGAGGGTTTCGGTTCTTCGTTCTGTTGTGCCATCACTTGCTGCATTTGCTGTTGCAGAAGTGCCTGCATCTGCTGTGGAGGACGGAGGTATGATCCTGCCTCGGCACCTAAACCTTGATCTGCAAAGAGTCTCTGCAGTGTCTGGTAATACTGCTCTGGTCCAACGATTGGATTCATGGGTCCGTACTGGGCAATCAGCATCTCCTGTTTCTCCAGCAGTCCCAGCAGTGCCTGTCGTCTCTCTTCTTCAGATCCTCGTCCCAGAGGGAGGGTGATCAGGACATCGTAGTCTGCAAAACTCTGCGGATCGACCTGAACAAATTCACCCCGCAGTCTCATCACGGTGGGTTGGTCCATGTGCAACAAGGTGAGCTGCAGTAGTCTCTTGTACAACGGTTTGAAACCAGATTCGGCAATGTTTCGGGCGATCAACTCCAGTCTGGCCTGGGCGGCCTTCTGACTCGCAGAGACGGCAATTGCCGTGGTACTCTGCAAGTGCTCGGCATCGAGACCTTGTGATGCCTTGGAGATTCCTGTGCGGGTTTCCTTGACTTGATCCAGATACTGCAGCAGAGGGAATGCGGCTGCTCCCACAAAGGGCATCTCCAGCATCTGGATTGCTCCAGCCTGTCGCATTGGGATCAGTGCTCCGACCTCATCATTGGCGAGGTCCTCCCAGTCCACAGCAGATTCCAGATAGGAGATCCGTGGCCTGGTACTAAGAGAGAGACTGTCCAGCATGTTCCGCATCACTGCCGACTTAATGCGCTGGATGTCTGCCAACTCATCGTACAGACTCATCCCTCGCCAGGTATGCTGTAAGGGATCTTTGCGGATGAGCAAGAAGGGGTGAGAATCGACAGGTTCGTTCATGATGATCTCATGGGCCTGCCCAATCGTGCAGATTCTCCGCAGTTCCGGCACTCCATCTCCATCTGCATCAACTCTGACGAAACTCTCAACGTATTGGACTAGACGGTTGCTAGGGTCTGAGTCGGTATCGTCCTCTTCCCGCCAGTTCGGGTGCCTGAGATTCCATTCCTCGTTACTGCGGAAGTCATCCTCGTATCCTTTGTACTGGATGATCGTTTCGTAGGGGTAGCCGAGTTCGACCAGGTCTCCGACTCTCAGCAGTTGTCGGTGTGCCACGATCTTGGCGTCATCCAGACTGGTTGCCGTTCGGTTGATCAAAAATTCTTCTGGTGGAAGACACTCCAGCCGGATCTTGCCCCGTGGAATCCGTCTGGTCAGCACCACATTGTACAACCCTGGAGCATCTTCCAACTCTTCTGATTGCGTGACCTCATACCCCTCCTGCACAAACAAACCGATCTGCAGCTCGTCCAGGCCCTGCAGTTCTCGCGTTTGAATGTCGTACTGGGTCTCATGCCAGCACTTGATGATGCCTTCCCCTTTGATCAAACAATCTTTGATGGCATCTGCGAATACCGAGTAGGCATTGCTCTGTTCCAGATACCAACTGACCAACTCTGTGGCTTGTGCGGCACCTGCGACATCTTCAGGTCCTCGTGGGATGAACTCACAGGATTTGTCATGACTGAAGAAAACCCGCATCAGACTGGGGAGCATCGAGTGCACGGCATCATGGACTTCCCGCGATACGACCTGAGACCTGCCATCCTCTTCTGCAGGGGAGTCTCCTGAATCACTGAAGGGAGCACCTAAGTAATATCGGAATGCAGATGCTCTTACGGGACTGACCTCATCATCGATGTGATCGACACTGTCTTGGATCGTGCCAGCAATCCAGGCTTTCAGATCTTCTGCAGTCATCGGGGTGGGGGATTCAGCCATTTATTTCTTCTTTGCCGTTTTTGCGGATTGTTTGAATGCCTTTGCCGTTGGTGCGCCTGCAGTCCCAGGTTTCCGCATTCTCTCCACCTTCACATTCTTGCCTGCCTTCTTTGCAGCTTTTTGTGCTGCGATTCTCTTTTTCTTCTTGTGGATGTTTGCGTAGAGTCCTGGTTTCATTTCACCATTTTGTTTTGTGCGACCAGTATTTTGCTGAGAGTTTGGAGGTCGGTTTGCCCTGGGCGTTGTGACGGGCATAGTAGGATGCTCGTCGGGCCTTCTCCGACTTGGTCTTGGGATTGGACCCTGCACCCTGGACTCCCTGCTGTCCAAAGCGGATCAGGCGGACGGTGTCCCCTTCCTTGGCAAGCACCGCATGAGATTTTTTAGGATGGGAGGGGGTTCGCTTGGCCTTGTTGTACCCAGCAAACCGTTCGTTTCGGTAAGTAATTGCCATCTGTCTCCAGATAATTCGGATTACTCAGATTACCGGAAACTGCAGCAAGGATTTGCAGGAGATGCAAGTTAAATCTGGATTAGTCGAAATGTCGGATGATCTCGTAGGCTACCTGCGGAACGATTGCGTTGCCTAGTGCCTTCAGTCGTTGGGTCCTGCCTTTCTTCTGTGTGGTCACTCTGGGGACTCCGTCTTCCCAGGATCCGTCTCCCCATCGTCGAGGGAAGTCCAACCCTTCGGGTATCCCATCAAGGCTTCCACCCAGTCTGGGTTTAATGATCCCTGTCCCGTGTTCCGCACCTCTGGATGATTGCCCAGCATCCTCTGCATCTTGCCGTTCGGAGTCCCTGCTGCATCCTCGTTTGCTGTCGGAGTGGGCCACATCCGTGCTGCATTCGCTAGGGTCAGACCAAATCCGTTGCCGTTCCCTGAGCTCTCCTTTGCTCGAGCTCGTCTCTGAAGCATCTTGTCCAGATCCTTTGTCTCGAACTGATTGGCACTTGGAGTGGGCCACATCTGGACCTGTCCAGGAAGTTTCAAAACGGGTTTGGTCTTGTCTCCCCTGCTGTACGCATACTTGCTGTCCTTGGCATCGTTTGCTGTCGGAGTTCCCCACATTCCTGGCAATGATCCAGCATCTTTGGCGGATGTGGAGGGCATTTTGACTGCAAGCTGGAAGTATAACCGTCCCCGTGGCGTAGTCTTCGGCTTCCAGGTCAGCCAGCACCTCGTCGAGTGCCATGTGGATGATGCCAGCAACGTTTTCAGCAAGTATCCAACGGGGTTGTGCTTCGACAATAACTCGGAGCATTTCCTTCCAGAGGTAACGGTCATCCTTTTTGCCTCTCTGCTTCCCGGCAGCACTGAAGGGTTGGCAGGGGAATCCGCCTGTGACGAGGTCAACTCCTCGGAAGGGGGTTCCGTCAAAATCGTGGATGTCTGAATGGATGGGTATACGAGGGAATCGTCTTGAAAGAAGTCGCTTTGGAAAATCTTCATATTCTACAAATCCTACTGTGGTGAAACCTGCCCAACCTGCAGCAAGCGCAAAACCTCCAATCCCACTGAAGAGATCGAGATGGGTTCTCACTCCTCGTCCTCCTTGATCCTCGATGGAGTTGGTCCCATCTGATTCTGGTACTTCCCTCGGTACGGTCTCTTCGACTGTCCATGTAGGTTGTGGAGGACAAGTTGGCAGATTCGCATCATTGGTTTGAGGAGTACCGGAGCATTGCTCTGATTCACCAGTTCCAAAGTGATCTGTCCGGTAAACCCTGCATCGATGAATCCTGCGTTCTGCACCTGAATCCCTAACCTCCCGACACTCGATCTGCCATGCACCACAGCACACATGTGGTCTGGCACTTTGATGATCTCATTCGTGCTTGCCAGCACAAACTTCTGTGGGTAGAGCACAAAACTCTCAACGGGTGCCAGTTTGTGGGGGTAGTCTTCCGTAATTGTGAGGTAGGGACGATCTTCCGGCAAGTGCGGGACCAGGTAGTCCTCGGCAAGAGTCAGATCCACTGAACAGGGTCCCAAATGGACATCACTGGGGATGTAGCCACTGTGAATCAATTCCATCAATTTCTCATCCGATAAGACCATAAAAATTTCCTATATATATATGGTATGAGTTACTGGGGGATTTATGGGGGATTTGGTTGGAAAAAGTTGGAACCTTAAACCACTCCCCCCACATTCCTCCTGCGGCCTCTCTTCTTCCTCCGATACTGCCCTGATGCTCCTGCTGCTGTGCTTGCAAAGGTCAGCACCAACGAGTCTGCAAAGTCGGTCGATCTGCCCAACCGTTTCTTGGTCTCAGACTTACTCTCCACCAGCATCTTGCCACTGCTGTTGAACGAGTACCGTGGTGCTGTCAGGTCTGCAATCAAACTGTCGTCATTGGGGATCTGCACCTCCTCGTTGAACCATTGCTTGGTCAGGTCCCATAACTCTGCTCTGAGGTTCGCATACCTGTCTGCCATTGCAGGGGATTCACTCACATTCACCCCACGGGCACTGATGTCCAACTCCCGCAGTCGGTCCAAGACGCCTGCACCCAATCCGATACTGTCCACCAGGATTTCCTCGGGAGGTTCGTCTGCCGAGTTCAGGAGATCCAGCACCCGTCCTGCCAGTTCCATCAGGGAGAGTTTCTTCCAGCTGTGCAGTTCAATCAGGTGTCTGCCCTGGCGGATGCAGAGCACACTCGCATCATCTCCATATCTCGCCACATCCAGTCCCCAGACTACGGGGGTTCCTTCCGGTTGTTCGACTGTGCGCTTGCTGGCCTGCTCGACTGCATGGAGGGAGATCAAGGTGTCGTCCTCGGCAAGAGGGAACTCTCCCAGCACTCGCACTCGGAATGCGTTCGATTCCTCTCCGTACTTGATCTTCAGTTCCTCAATGAAATCCTCACTGACCAAGTCACTGTCCAGGCAGGATACCCTCCTCGTCCACCATCGGTCTCTCAACCTCGTATGCGTCTCATAAAAATACCCACTGTTGCGGGTGCCGTTGCCGATCAGTAGGACCGAGGCATTGTGAGAGGACATCGAGGAGTATGCACTGACATAGACCTGCTCTGGGATTGCACTCGCCTCATCAAAAATCAATAGAACATTCTCAGCGTGAACTCCTGCCATTGCCTCTGGGGATTCTGCACGACTGGTCCTGGCACTGATGAATGCCTCTGTGGGACTACTTGCCAACTCGATCCTGTCCGACTTCATCTCCAGCAGTGATTTGATGGGAGTGGGGAGTTCCTTAATCCATCTTTTCACTTCTGCGAACAAGGCATCGTACAACTGGGAAGCAGACGGTGCTGTGCAGACAATCTTGACGGGGTAGCGGGTGAGCAAGTACCAGATCATGAGCCAACTGGCACAGGAACTCTTGCCACATCCATGTCCAGAGACTACCGAGAGCAAGGATCGTTTGTCCTTGCCTACCTTCTGCAGTACCTCCCGTTGCCAGTCCTGGGGAGTCACGCCCAAGAGGTCCTCGACAAAGAGATCTGGATGCCGTTCGTAGGTTAAGATCAGTTCAGAGAGTTGCATTATTGGTCCTTCAAATCGTCAATGATGATTGCACCTTCCTCTCCCCAGATTTTCTCGGCACTGATCTTCCAGATGCTGCTGTCTTCTTCGCGGAGGCAGTCGAAACTCTTGATGAAATTATCGAGGTCTGGTCTCTGACGGTGGGGAGTGCTCACCATCTGCAGGCGTTTGCGTTTTGACCAGGACCTTGGCATGGGGACGATAAATCTCACATGGAAGGCATCCGGTAACTCCCAACCCTCTGCCTGCACCCGCATCTCGTCTGCAAATGCTCGGTAGGACAGGACAGAAGGTCTGCGTTTCCACTTGTCTGCCCTCGTCATCCTCGGTTTGGCAACTGGGGAAATTTTGAAAATTTTTAGCATGGGGGTGTCGTTCTAGGTTCTAGGGGGTACGGGGGGGGAGGTGGAGGGGTGCGCCCACGCACCACCCCCTCGGTTCGACCACCCCTGGGGGGGGTCTGCGAAAATCGAGGTTGCTGCCCAGATGTTGCCCTTTTTGTTGCCCTTTCCGATCATATCCTGCTCGATCCCAGTGTTTATGCGGTTTGTCGGTTCCCACCCTCGCCACCAACTGATAAAATCTATATGTTCGATAATATATGATATTGAACTCATGCCCCAGTATTTATGCGGCACAGAGCAGATAAAAGTTGTATCAGGATCGCGAGTGCGTAATGTTAACGGGCATTTGCTCAATCCTTGGGCTTCTGCTCAGACTTGTGTTCAATCTCCGCCTTCCTCTTCGCAATCTTCTTCATCGTGTCCAGGTGTTCCTTCCTCATCGAGTGTTCCACACTCACATCCTTCTTCATTCGCTCGGCAAGGAACTCAGGATGATATTTCGCACAGATCCACTGTCTGGCACGGATCGACACATCTGCAGCTCGAGGATCAATCCGTCCCTGTTCACACTCTTTGGCAAGATACTCAATGTGTTCTGCATGACGCATTGCTCTCTCATTGAGAGCAGACATGTACCGTTCCTGATGATTCCGATTCAGCACTTGATAAAGTGCATACCTCGTCATGCCATACAGTTCTGCAGTTTCCTGAAGGCTCTTGCCATCGGCAATGTGATTACAGAAGGCTTCCACCTGTTCATCGGAATATTTCCGGTTAGATTTCTTGGGTGCAGTCATCATCATCACTGGGAAAGAGTTTGAAATAATCAGGATGGTTTGGATGGAAGACCTTCATCGGCAGGAGCATTCTCCCCTGTCGATCTTTTCGTCGTG